CAGCCATCAAAATAACGCCTTGATCAATGTCAGTGCCGTGTGTTTCGTTGTGAGCGGCTGCATAGGCTGCAAGTTGAATAAAGTAGTCTGAAATGTACTCTCGCTTCTTGACCTTGTTGCTTTGCTTGAAGTCCATGATCGCAGGACGACCTTTCCACAAGCCCAGACAGTCTGTGGTACCTGCGTACAGTCCTGAATAGTACACAGGAACTTCTGTGCCCCAGAATTCATCCACATGGCACAGACCTTGTAAGATAACTTCTGCTGCCATAAACCAGCTGGGGTGTGCAAACGGATTGCCGGGCAAGGGTTTCATATCTTGTTGTAGAATGTAGTGCTCTAAATAAGCATGCATTCGTGTGCCGCGATTGGCTGCTTCTGTGGTAATTTCTTGCGCTCGTTTTTCGCCTACGGCCCGTTTCCAGTTGGCCAAGGCTTCACGAGCTTCTGCTGGTTTTGTTTTATCCAGGATTGTTGTAACCGACGGAACTTTGCTGCCATCCGGCAAGCAATAATGGCGTTTGCCCTCAATGGTAGTTCTACTAAGAGGAGCGTAATTATAACGAGATGTAATCATAATTTGTTTACTTTGATTTTAAATTTTTCTAAAGATTCAATTATACTGATGTAAATTTATACAACTTATTTTCAACAGGGTCGTATTTTCCCCATACTACAAAATCATATCTATCAATAAATTCTTTGTGTAAGCTATATTGATATAATGCCTCCTTCATTGAATCATTTTTTAATTTAATCAACATGTTTCTTATACGTTCTGAAGATTGATTTTTAATATTGAATTGTTTGTGCAACATCTTCCACTTAATTGATAAAATTTTAATTGCCCACATATCCACAATTGTCATTTTTTTGTGTCCTACTACTATATTAGTTTTGAAAAAATTCATGTGTTTGGCTTGCAATTGTTCGTTTTGCGATAACTGATAATATAAATCATCTAAACTTTTAATGTTTATTTCCAATGAATCTGTGAACTCATATATGCATTTGGTTTCTATTCCCCAAAGTTTTTGATATCCAATATCAGCAGCTGGACTATTTGGCAGTATAGTCCATTGATGATAAAGAGCCTGAGTTATTCCTATTTCATAAAATTTTACATAAGATTCAATGATACTATCTATTGTTTGCTCAGGCAATCCCAAAATAGTTTCCATCTTGGCTCTAGAAAATACATCAGGCGGTAATTTATCTTTGAGATTGTTGGCCAGTTTAATAATATCTTCCCAGGGCACAGACGGCCTATTAATTGCTGTTAGTACATCTTGCATTGGATCTTGAATACTGATTTTAGGAGATACTCTATACACCAAAGCATTTTGCATAAGCAAATACTCAGTTATATCTTTTTTAAGTTTGGGAGTATTGTTTGCTATAAAGGAAAAAGTGCGGGTTGGGTCGTACAATGAAATTGCATAGTCAAATGCTTTTATATCGTCAGCCCATTGTCCAAAATTAGCATCTGTTTCCCTGATTGGAACGTTTAATCTACAAAATAAGTCAATGTCTTGTTTCCAGTCATGTTTACGACGTTTTACTTTCTTAGTTAGATTCTGAGACCAATCACAGAATGTACAACCATACATACATCCTCGAGCAAACTCGATCGCCCAATGTTGATTTTTAAACGATATTCCTCGGCTGGTTAGATAATCACGAATTTTAATCATGTCGTCTTCTTGGCTTACAAAAGGACTTTGACTCATATAAAGGTCATCGACTAGTGTTTCATAAGGATAACATTTGCCTTGGCCTTGATTGTTTTCGATAATATTAACAAAATTTTCTTTGTTTATAAGTCCACTCTGGTAATCAATTATTTGTTGAAATGCTTTTTCCCCGTCGCCGTAAACTACATAGTCAATGTAGGGATATTTTCTAAAAAAATCAGTTTGATTATTGTTTTCAAAATGCTTGTGTACATCCAGCTGTGGGCCGCCCAATACTATGATTGTATCAGGCCGTTGTTGTTTGACTTTTTTGGCCAATTGATATTGAAATTCACTGTTCCAAACATACACTCCCAGCCCCAGTATATTAGGATGTTCCTGAACAATGTTTTCTGCTACAACATCCAAGGGGTCAAGTATTGCTGTTCCGGGATCTAACCATGTCAGATCTGTGTTTTGTCCGTGAAGTTCATACCATTTTTTTATAAAAAAATAAGCAGGATTTACGCTGACTTCGCTGTCTTGACCGAGTTTGTTCAATGATGGTATACTATGAGAACAAAATTTTATTTTCATCTAGACTCTAAAACTTTCTCCGCAACCACAACGGTCACGTTCATTGGGGTTTGAGAACTCAAAGCCTTCGTTGAGACCTTGGCGCACATAATCTACTGTCATGTTTTGAAGATACACATCATCTTTGGCGCCAACCAACACTACAAAACCATCTTGTGCATAATTTGTAACGCCAACTTCAGATGTGTATTCTCGAACGTATTCCAACACATAAGCAAGTCCGGAGCAACCTGTGGTTTTGACCCCAAGGCGAATGCCAGCATAGCCTTTGGCTGTGACTAGTTTTTGGATTTTGTTTCGTGCAGTATCAGTGAACGAGATCATGCTTTTTGCGATAGTCGTCTACCGCGGCTTTGATCGCGTCTTCTGCCAAGATTGAACAATGGATTTTGACTGGAGGCAGTGCTAGTTCTTCGGCGATTTGGCTGTTTTTGATTGCTCCTGCTTCGTCGAGAGTTTTTCCTTTGACCCACTCTGTAACGAGGCTCGAGCTCGCAATAGCCGATCCGCAGCCATACGTTTTAAATTTCGCATCTGTAATAAGACCTGTATCATTGTCAACCTTTATCTGTAGTTTCATCACGTCACCGCAAGCAGGCGCACCAACCATGCCGGTTCCAATGGTGTCATCTATTTCAAATTTGCCCACATTGCGTGGATTTTCATAGTGATCAATTACTTTGTCTGAATAAGCCATATTACATTTTAACCAATACTTCTTGATAGTAGCCGTTTATCAGCATCACTTGTTTGCGATAGGCTATGCCATCGATGTAAACAACATCAGCGGGCTGTTGTTGTACTACCACTGGGGGCTGTTGTACCACAACAGGTGGGCGAGTCATTGCGTAGACTACTGCGCCGCCAACCAAGGCAGGACCAACCCAACCCCAGCCGCCATGACGATGATGATGGTAGTGGTGCTGTGGAGAGTGCAATGCAGACCCGTGATATCCGTTGGGACCAGCAAATGCTGTGGTAGTAAAAAGAACTAGTACAAAAGTTAACAGCCGTTTCATATACGCCTCCTATAGCATAGTATAGTATATTTAACGTTTTACGTCAACCTTTGGTTGACTAGTTTGGTTAAACGCCGCGATCTTTTGATGCGGCAGATTTGGCAGCAGCGGCCACAATATCTTGGGCTTTGTTTACTGGCATAGCAACATTGGGTTCGCCGGCACCCTTGAACGTCAATATGCCAGTATTTGGATCCATGGGTTCCAAAAGGTTACTGAGTGGCTCTTGACTCACAACATCGGCTAAATTTTGGGGAGTGATGTTGATGTCTAAATCATTGGCCAATTTGATAAAAGCATCCTGACTGATTTCTTTTTTGGCACTGGTGTCGTTGGCACGGCCATTGAGAAACTGGACCAGGCCTGACAGTTGCGCTGGGTTAGGCGTGGCCGCCATTCCCATGCTACTGTCAACTTCAAATATTTTCATTATCGCTTGGCGCGGCCCAGCGCGGCAGCAGGAGGTACAGCACCAGCGTCAGCGGCTGCGGCATCTAGTGCAGCATCGGCGCCCATGTCAGCACCAGCTTCGGCACCCATGGCACCAGCAGCAGCCATGTCAGCACCAGCAGCAGCCATATCGCCTGCGCCTGCAGCAATGTCAGCGCCCATGGCACCAGCGGCTGCGGCACCAGCAGGAGCAGCACCAGTTACCACACCAAGAGCAGCGTCAAGTTGTTGCTTGGCGCCTTGAATGTTTTGTAGCAATCCTGTCAATGCGGCTGTGGCATCTGTATTGAATTGTGCGGCTTGATCAACGCCAACTTGGTTCTTGATTGAGTCAACCAAGGCTGGCAGTTCTTTAAACTGTAGTTCTGAAACATCTTCCAGCATGGCTTGCATTTTGTCAACCATGTCTTGAGCGGCCAACACAACTTGAGCTTGCTGAATTTCGCTTTCGTTCAGGCGGCGAGCCATTCTACGGAAACGGCTTTCAGCTTGCATCATCGCGGCGCCAGCCACAAGTTTTTGTTCTTCAGGATTCAATGACTGACCAGCGGCTGACTTTTTCAGTGCAGCGGCCAGCTTGGGATCTTTTGGTGTTGTGCCCGAGGCAGGAGCAGGTGCTGCGCCAGTGGCAGGGGCAGTGGTAGAACCAGGTGCAGGAGGAATAGTGTTTTCTTTCAAACGAGTGGCCAATGCCTGTTCCATCATTACCAATTGCAGATAACGTGGATCTTGCTCACTGCTGTGACGTGCAGAAGTCTTGCGGTGCTCGCCTAGGATACCACGCACTTTGCCCAACATCACTCGAGTTTGGCCCGGTGTTAATTGGTCAAAGCTGATGCGGTTACCAAAGTAACTTTCGAATACTTTGGCAATTTGCTTACTTGGCGTCGGAGCCGATAGTTCTTGCAGTTTCATTATTGAATCCCTTAATTTGCATATATTTAGCCTGATTTACACATTTCTCTAGTTCGGCTGTAACTGAGTTGTATTGGTCTATTTTGGGTTGCAGTTTCATGTTTATGATTTCATAAAATGATTCTGTTTTTCCGCGCTCGCCAGTGATTTGTCGGCAGTATATATCCGCCGCTAATAACTGTTTTTTACGATCTAGTACCAGTATTTGATTAGATAGATTGTACTGCTGTTGATGATCTGTTGTACACCAACTCATAGCTGTTTTTTTTGTGCTAAACGAATGAATAGTTTTGTCCCAGGTACTGACTTGAAATCTGGTGCCTTGGGGCTGTATAAAATATTTTCCAAAAACCACGAGGGAGCCGGTGCCATCATCTATGATAATAGAATCAATATTTCTTTTGAGCTCACGTTCGGCCCAGGCATCTAGTTTTTGTGCTTGGTTCATTTGAATACGTAGTGAGTGAGCAACCAGCCCACTGTTGCTGTTAAAAATCCAATGAGTCCAATGCCCCAGCCAATGATTTGATTGTTGCGTCGATCATCCATTTTGGTCACTGTGGCATGAATCTCTTTGGCAAGAGTTTTCACCGAGCTCACATCGCTATCCAGGTTCTCAAGTTTGAGTTCTAGGTGGCGGTATCTCTCTGCACATAATTCAACATGTGCTTCAAGGCTTTTCTTTTCGATGTCGGTGGTGTCAGCCATTATTGCTCCAATGCATTATTTACCGCAATGAACCAAATATTTTGATTATCCCCCGATGTGGCAATAGTGGGAGTCATACTGGGCTGTTCAGTAAGATTCAGCATCATTGGAACCCCTTCACAATCTTGTCTAAGTCCAGCCAGGGGATCAGTATTACCATGCATTTCAAACACACCTTCTGATTCAGATCTAAACTCAAACTCCCATGCTGTGTGTTTTTTCTCGGGCACAGTGAGGTCAACAGGTTGTGTTCGCAAACTTATGATTTGCAAGAGTGTTTCCCAATTGCGTTGTTGATTACGCGAATGATTCCAGTCTTGTTGATTGCGTATGGTTTGTCCAGCACGATCTACAAAAGGAATTTCGCTTGATCTGTAGTGTCCGGTAACGCCGGTAAGACTGCAATCAAAAAGGGTACGGCATATGATCTTCATTCTGTGAGTATTTAATGCCAAAAAGAAACCCTGGAGTTTTTACGTCCAGGGTTGCTGTGGTCGCTAAACTGATTACAGGTTAGTGAATGTTGCAGAAGCAGCAACGTTGGCAGTTGGGATACCAATGTTCAAGCCGCCAGTTGCGTTGGCTGTTTGAGCTGCCGCAACCAATGTTGTTGTAGTGTACGCACCACTTGGATAGATAGCCAAGTTGATTGTACCAGCTGTAGCACCAGCTTGGTAAATTGCGATGGTACCAAGTTGTTGAACTGCTGTCAAAACGTTGTTCAAGTAACCGTTAACGTTACCAGCATTGGTAAGTGCAGCGTTGGCTGTCAATGTGAAGAAGTCAAGTTTTGGACCTTGAATCTGAACTGGACCTTGAGCTGCTACGTTAGCTGTGCCTGCGATAGAACCGTTTGCCACGTCCAGTGCAAATACTGGTTGTGTAGTTCCGTTTACTTTTGTAAATACTGCCATGATAAATTTCCTTTAAGTTAGTGGCCTCTATGGACCTGCTTTTATTTAGCCAGTTTGGAAAAATCACGCCTGTTGCGGATTGTTTCTCTGTCTATTTTGAGCCGCAAATGCATTGGGATCAAATCTATTTACCGCCTTTGCATAGCCTACAGGGGTGGCCATGACCCAGCCCTCTTGCCCTGGGTGCTCTGTATCTGCCTGGCGTAGCAGGTGCATTTTGACGTCATGCAACAAGTTAAATGCGTTGAATGCGGCTGCCAGTGCAGGGGTATTTGACGTAGGGCTGTTCAAGTATTCCACAATGTTACGGAACTTTTGCGGAGTGACCTTTGTTTCCAACCATTTGCCAAACTCAGGCAGTAGTGTAGCACCGT